ATGACAAAACGGCGTGCCAGCCGCACCAAGATCAAGCCGAGCCAGAAATCCGGCGAAAAGTCCGGCCTCAACCGCCACTGGCGGGGCTTGTTCCTCGATTGCCTGGCGGAGACATCCAATGTTTCCGAAGCGGCGCGCCAGGCCGGGATCAACCCCAGCCGCGCCTACAAGGTGCGGCGGGCCGAAAAGGAATTCGCCCAGTTCTGGCTCGAGGCGCTCTGGGAAGGGTACGAGCATCTTGAACTGGAAGTGCTCCGGCGCCTGCGTGAAGGCGATCTGCAAACGCCCGATGGCGGCAAATACGATTTTGCCAACGCCATCCGGCTGCTCTCATCGCATCGCGAGAATGTTGTGCAAGCCAAAGCGCAACACGGCAATGTCAGCCCGTCAGAGGTGCGCGCATCGATCGACCGAAAGGTCGAGGAAATCCGTCGGCGCGTCATGCAACAACAGGCCGCACGAGCCGGGAATGACGGCTGACCGCTTCGACTGGCTGGCCGATTCCAGCCCCGAACTGAGAGAAGAGCTGGTTCAATGGCTAAGCGCAAGCGAACGGGAAGAGTTCATTTATGACTGGCGCTTCTGGGCACGCAATTCCCAGCTTGCCCCTGCGGGCGACTGGCGGGTGTGGCTCATCCTGGCGGGCCGCGGCTTCGGCAAGACCCGCACGGGCGCGGAATGGGTCCGCTGCGTTGCAGAGGGCAACCCGGAAGCCCACATTGCGCTGGTTGCCGCATCCTTGAGCGAAGCCAGGGCGGTAATGGTCGAAGGCGAAAGCGGGATACTCGCCTGTTCTCCGCCCGGCAGAATGCCGGTGTTCGAGCCTTCGCTCAGGCGCCTTCGCTTTGCCGGCGGGGCGCAGGCGACGCTCTATTCGGCAAGCGAACCCGAAAGCCTGCGCGGGCCGCAACACAGCCACGCCTGGTGTGATGAAATCGGCAAGTGGCCACGATCCCACGACCGTGCGACGCGATGCTGGGACAACCTCCTGCTCGGCCTGCGGTTGGGCGGGGAACAAAAGGTAGCCGTCACCACCACACCGCGCAATGTGCCGCTGCTCACTCGCCTGCTTGGAGGCGAGGCGAACTCCGTCACAAAAGTAACACGCGGTACAACCTGGGAGAATGCCGCGCACCTGCCCGCCCGCTTCATCGCGGCGATGGAGCAGGAATTCGGCGGAAGCCAGCTTGCCCGGCAGGAGCTGGCTGGTGAATTGCTGACGGATATAGAAGGCGCGCTGTGGAGCCGCAGCCTGATCGAAGGCCTGCGCGAACCGCAACCCGCATCACAGGCGGTGCGCGTGGTGGTGGGGGTGGATCCCCCGGCCTCCTCGTCCGGGGATGCCTGCGGCATCATCGTGGCGGCGCGATGCGCCGATGGCACCGCCAGGGTGTTGGCCGATTGCTCGGTCGAGAAGGCCAGCCCCGAGCGCTGGGCCAGGGCGGTGGCCGAAGCCGCCAATGCCTGGGCAGCCGAGCGGGTTGTCGCAGAAGCCAACCAGGGCGGCGAAATGGTCACCAGCGTGCTGCGCGCAGCTGACATTCGCATGCCGCTGCGGCTGGTGCGTGCCAGCCGCGGCAAGGCCGCCCGCGCCGAACCGGTCGCCGCGCTCTACGAAGCTGGCCGCGTCAGGCATGTCGGTGTGTTTCCGCAGCTTGAAGACCAGCTCTGCGGATTCATGGCGGGCGGCGAATATGCCGGGCCGGGCCGCAGCCCCGACCGTGCCGATGCGCTCGTCTGGGCGCTGACCGAACTGATGCTCGGGCCGCACCGCGTGCCGCGTGTGCTGCAAGTCTGATTCAACGAAAGGGACCGTATGTCATTCCTCGAAACGATTGCCTCTGCCTTCAAGGGCGGGGGTGGCAGCCGCATGCCGCTCAAACCCGGGTTTGTTTCCCCATGGGCCGTTGCCTTTGGCAGCGGGGGCAATTCCGGTTCGCTTGACTATGGCGAAGCGATCAAGCGCGGCTTCGTGTCCAACCCGATCGCCCAGCGCGCGGTGCGCATCGTGGCCGAAGGCGTTGGCCAGGTGCCCCTGCTGCCTTCGGACGCCGGGCTGATGCGGCTCGTTACCGCAACCAGCGCGGGCCAATCGCTGATCGAAACCCTTGCCGCGCAGTTGATCCTGCATGGCAATGGCTATGTCCAGATCATCAAGGATGGAGCAGGCAAACCGATCGAGCTGTTCGCGCTGCGCCCAGAGCGGGTCAGGCTGGTCCCCGGCACAGACGGCTGGCCGCGCGCCTATGAATACCGCATCGGCGGGAAATGCGTCTCGATGCCCCTCGAAGACGAAGAAGGCTGGCCGGGGCTGATCCACATCAAGGCCATGCACCCGGCCGATGATCACTACGGCGCAGGGGCCTTGCGCGCCGCCGAACAAGCGATCGCGATCCACAATGCCGCTTCGGCGTGGAACCGCGCCTTGCTCGAAAACGCCGCGCGCCCCTCTGGCGCACTGGTTTACGATGCGGCTGATGGATCGGGACTGACAACCGAACAGTTTGACCGGCTCAAGGCTGAACTAACCCAGGCATTCGCCGGGCACGGCAATGCCGGGCGCCCGATGCTGCTTGATGGCGGGCTGAAATGGCAATCGATGGCGCTATCCCCCGCCGACATGGACTTTGCCCAGCTCAAGAGCGCGGCGGCGCGCGACATCGCGCTGGCTTTCGGCGTGCCGCCGATGCTGCTCGGGCTGCCCGGCGACAACACCTATGCCAATTACCGCGAAGCCAATAGGGCGCTGTGGCGGCTCACCCTGCTGCCGCTGGCGGCCAAGCTGCTATCCGCCCTGCAGGAAGGGCTTGAGCCCTGGTTCCCCGGCGCCCGGCTCGCGGTCGATCTGGACCAGATCCCGGCGCTGTCGGAAGATCGCGAGCGGCTGTGGAAACAGGTCGCCGAAGCGGAATTCCTGAGCCGCGAGGAAAAACGCACCATGCTTGGACTGGAACCTGCCGGAGCGGAGGCATGACGCGCGAGGATTTGCTGGCCCGCCTGATGGTCCAGGCCGCCAATGAAGGCAGTGACTTGGTGACCTTGCGCTCAATAGTCGAGGAAACCACCGAGCTCGCCGCAGACCGGGTACTGGCGCGGCTTGGTCTGTCGGATGCCGATGCGCAAGAGGACCTTGACGAACTGCGCGAGCTGCTTGGCGCATGGCGCGATGCCAAGGCGAGTGCGTGGAAGGCGCTGGTCGACTGGTCCGTGCGCGGCATCCTGGCGCTGTTGCTGATCGGGATCGCGGTCCGCCTGGGCGTGACGGAACTGCTGCGATGAGAGGCCCGCTGCGCTTTGCCGGCTATGCGGCGCTTTTCAATGTGCCGGACGGTGCGCGCGACACGATCAGGCACGGCGCCTTCGTTCGCACCCTCGGTTCCCGGTCCGCCCCCGTACCGCTGCTGTGGCAGCACAATCCCGATCAGCAGATCGGCGTTGTCGAAACCATGGCCGAGGACAAACGCGGCCTGCGCGTGATCGCCCGGCTCGACAATCCCGATGGCCGCGCCGCTCAGGCGCTGCGCCAGCGCGCGGTCGACGGGCTCAGCTTCGGTTACCGCGCTCACGGCTATCAGCGAGATGAAAGCGGGCGAACACTGACTGAAATCGAGCTGTTCGAGGTCAGCCTCGTCACTCACCCGCTCCAGCAAAAGGCAAGAGTTCATCTCGTCGCCTGAGAATCACTCACACCGGAACTCTCACAGCGGCCGCCCTTTGGGCGGCCTTTTTCTTGCCCAACAGAAAGGTTGAATGCCCCATGGAAGATACGCCCACGCACTCCGTCGACCAGCTCGAAGAAAGCTTCGATATTGTCACCCGCCAGGATCAGGTCGAAGAACAGGTCGCAGCGCTGCGATCCGATGTCGATGAAGTGAAAGCCCGGCTCGACAGGGTTTCGCGCGCCGCCTCACGGCCCGCAATCGGACCCGCCAGCTCTGCCTCGAGCGAAGTGAAAGGCTTTATCGATGGCTATCTGCGCAGCGGCCGCGAAGGCGAAATCAAGTCGATCAGCGGGACGGCCCCGGCCGATGGCGGCTATGCCGTGCCCGACGAGGTCGATGCCCGCATCGTCAGCGAACTGGCCGAGATCAGCCCGATCCGTGCCATAGCCCAGGTCGTGCAGACCGGCAGCTCGGGCTATCGCAAGCTGGTTGCTACCGGCGGCACTGCATCAGGCTGGGTCAGCGAAACTGCATCCCGTCCTGAAACCGGCACGCCCGCATTTGTCGAAATTGCCCCGCCCACCGGCGAACTTTACGCCAATCCGGCAGCAAGCCAGTCCATGCTGGATGATGCCGGCTTCGACATCGAAAGCTGGCTGTCGCGCGAGATCGCAATGGAATTCGCCCGCGCCGAAGGTGCCGCCTTCGTCAATGGCACCGGCAGCAACCAGCCTGCCGGTTTCCTGACCGCGCCGACGTCAATTGCCGAGGACGCCGTGCGCGCCTTCGGCACGATCCAGTACATCGGATCGGGCAGCGCAACGGGCTTTGGCACCGCACCAGATTCCAGGCTGGTCGACCTGATCCACACGATGAAATCGGGCCACCGGCAGGGCGCCAGCTTCGTGATGAATTCCGCCACCCTGGCCGAAGTCCGCAAGCTCAAGACCGCTGACGGCGCGTTCCTGTGGCAGCCGGGCATGGTCGAAGGCCAGCCGGATCGTTTGCTGGGCTATCCGGTGGTCGAGGCAGAGGATATGCCCGATATCGCAGCTGGCGCCTTCCCGATCGCGTTCGGCAATTTCCGTCATGGCTATCTGATCGCCGAATCCGGCGCGACGCAGATCCTGCGCGACCCCTATACCAACAAGCCCTTCGTTCACTTCTATGCCACCAAGCGGATCGGCGGACAGGTGCTCGACAGCGCGGCGATCAAGCTGCTCAAGATCGAGGCCTGATGACGCCTCCGGCCGGGCAAGGGTTTCCCCTTCCTTCCCGGCTGGCCCCCTGCGCCCGCACCGCCGCTGCTCAGCGACAGCAATGTCCGGCAGGTGCGGGCGCCCCTGGCATCACGAAAATGCATGATGAACGGAGAAAAAGATGAAGCGGGCAATCCTCCAACCTGCCGATGTGACCGGCGCGACCCTGGTTGACCTCAAGCAGTGGCTCGGCATCACCCGCAATGTCGAGGACGGACAATTGGCCGGCTTGCTCCATGCCAGTCTTGAGCTGTGCGAGGGCTTTACCGGCCAGATGCCGCTCGAATCGGTCTGCGAAGAGGTTCACGCTTCTGCGGCACGCTGGCTTTGCCTCACCACTGCGCCGGTGCGCGCAATCACTGCGGTCAACTCCAGGGCAGTCGACGGTACGCAGGTGCCGATCGATCCCAGCGCGTATGAAATCGATATATCAGCAGAGGGGGTTGGCAGCATTCGTCTGCTCCAACCGGTTTCAAGCGGCACAATTGCTGTCACATTTGTGGCTGGAATCGCAGCTGAGTGGAGCGCGCTGCACGATGCGCTCAAACATGGCATCGTCCGGCTTGCCGCACATCACTATCTTACCCGAGATGCGGCAGGTCGCGAGGGGCCACCCGCAAGCGTTGCCGTCCTGTGGCGGCCCTGGAAACGCCTGAGGCTTCGATGATGGCAACCGATGCTGCGGCACAAATATCCGCGGCCGTTCAGCGGCTTGAAAGCCTCGCAACGCGGCTCGCCGCAGCAAGGGCAAACCTCCGGCGCAGCGAGGCGCAATCGAACCATGGCCATTGGTACCTGCCCGAGCTGCTCTGGCCGACAATTCTGAAAGACCGAAAGTGATGGAAAATCTGCTGAGAGCCGCCCTTCTCGAGTGGCTCCGCACCGATCCGGCCCTCTCATCGCTCAATGCAGTGGAAGAAGAAAGTCCGCTGTCTTCGAGCGTGCCGTGGCTGGGCATTGCTGCTTCCGCTTCGACCGACTGGAGCACAAAAGATGCGACGGGACGCGAGGTCCGCGTCGCGCTCGAATTGGCGACGCAGGGTGATGATCCGCTCGCCGATGCCGGCTTCGTTTCGGCAGTCGAACAGCGCATCGAAAGCCTGCCGCAACTGCAGGGCAGCTTTACCGTGATCAGTGCGCGATTTCTGCGCGCCAGAAGCGAGCGCCGATCCAACAACCGGCGGGCAGTCCTGCTCGAATACCGGTTCCGTATCCTTGCCAACTAATGGAGTTACACGCGATGACCGCTCAGAAGGGTTCTGCCTTCCTGCTCAAGATCGGGGACGGCGCGCAGCCCCCCGCATATGATACCGTTGCCGGCCTCAGGACCACGCAGCTCTCGATCAATGGCGACACGGTGGTCGTGACGCACAAGCAATCCGGCGGCTGGCGCGATCTGCTTTCCGGTGCGGGCACCCGATCGGTATCAGTCAGCGCGGCAGGTATTTTCCTGGGTAGCGCCGCTGAAAACGCCGTCCGCAGCCATGCCCTGGCCGGGACCGTCGAGGACTATGAGCTCTCTTTCGAAGACGGTAGCAAATTGCAAGGCCGCTTCCTGGTCCAGCGGCTGGATTACGCCGGGGATTTCAACGGTGAACGCAACTACACGCTCCAGCTGGAAAGCTCGGGCCCGATTGTTGCGGCATGATCCAACCGGCAAACCCGCTGCGTGGCGAAGCCAGCATCGAACTGGGCGGCAAGTGCTTCGTGCTCCGGCCCAGCTTCGAAGCTCTT